GAAGGAGTGGCGTAAGTGCAAAGGTGCAGAAGGTGCAACCACCGAGGAATTGGTGGCTGCATTTTCGCATTTCTGTGCTACTTACTGGACCATTCGACATCCTGAGCGTGGGCGTATCAAGTTTGCCTTGCGTGAAGCGCAAGAGGAAACTGTTCGTGTGTGGATTGATGCACGATATAGCATTGTGCTCAAAGCCCGCCAGATTGGATTCTCTACGCTTGCGTCTGCGTTTACATTCTGGGAGACATTCTTTTGGCCTGACCGTTTTACGGTAATGCTCTCACGCACAGAGCGTGAAGCATCCAAGTTGCTGCAAAAGACCAAGTATGGCTACAAGATGTTGCCACCTTGGATGAGGCTTCGTGGTCCAGACCTGCTGTCTGACAACCAACTGAAGATGGTTTTTGCAAACGACTCCTCGTTGGAGTCTTTGCCATCAGGCAATGACCCTGCTCGTGGTGAAGCGGTTTACCGTGTGGTCATTGACGAAATGGCGTTCTTGCCCAACCCTGACGAAGCCTGGGCTTCTATTGAACCAATTGCTGACGTAGGTGGTCGTGTCATTTGTTTGAGCACAGCCAACGGTGAAGGCAATATCTTCCACACTTTGTGGGTTGGTTCACAGACTGGAACAAACCGATTCCAAGGCGTATTCTTTCCTTGGTCTGCTGGAGACCGTGACGAGGCTTGGTACGAAGCCAAGAAGCGTGACCTACCTGACTGGCAGTTGGCTCAGGAATACCCGTCAGACCCAGAGGAAGCCTTTATCCGTTCTGGTCGTCCTGTATTCGACCTAGAAGCCATTAGGGAAATTGAACCAATTGAACCCCACAGAGGTTTCTTAAAAGCCGGCCAAGGAAGAAATGTTTACTCATTCATTGAAGATGGTGGCGAGTTCTCTGTGTGGGATTTTCCAACCCTTAATGAAATTTACGTTGTAGGTGCTGACGTTGCAGAAGGACTTGGACACGGTGATTACAGTTCCGCACATGTCATTTCCGCAAATACGGGACTAGTTGTGGCGCATTGGCACGGACATGTGGATGCAGACATCTTTGGCGAACATGTGTTAAACGCAATAGGTTTCTTCTATAATTACGCCTTGGTCGGGGTGGAGTCAAACAACCACGGTTTGACAACACTCAAAGGTTTACAGAGGTCTGGTTATAAAAACATTTACAGGTCAAGGAAACTTGGTCAAAGGAATCCATCCATTACCGAGACAATGGGTTGGAGAACGACCTCGGTATCCAAGCCATTGGCTATTGACGAATTGAACGCTTCAATCAGGGATAATGGAATAAGCCTTTACGACCAAAAGACAATTGGGGAATTAAGAACATTTGTTCGTGAGGCAAACGGCAAAATGCACGGGAGTCCTCATGACGACCGTGTAATGTCCCTAGCCATTACCAACCAAATGTTAAAATATGTTTGGTTGCCAGAATATAGGCATGATTTGTCTCCTGTCAAAAACACATTAAACTGGTGGGAAAGATTCCTTATTCAGCCAGTAAAAGAAAAAGAAACCTTCATTGGCGCTTTTAATGCACGAGAGTAACGAGTTTGGCATATAGTTATGAACGAATATCGCTGTTTAGAATGTCTTTCGACGTTTATTGATGACGAACTACCCCGTCGTGGTTCAATTTGCTTCAAATGCCACATTCGCACCATCAATCTTGGCTTTACCTACGGTCAGGAAGATTTCCACGGACCAACAGTCCGTGAACGTGCCAAAGAGCAAGAGCGTCTAGCGGCTGAAGCCGGCATTAAAGCCGAACCTGTTGGAAGCAGGTGGGTGTGACATGGATGCAGTCTGGGTTCCTATCATCGTGGCGGTCATCACAGGACCAGTTGCGGTGGTACTACAAAAACTCAGACGGGAAAATACGGAGCAACATGCGGAGGGCAGGGACCTGCTCAAACTTGTGGGAATTAAAGTCGACAAAATCGGAAGCAAACTCGACCAACACATAGGTTGGCACGAAGGCAAGAAAGAGGACTAATGGCTAGGATTTCCAATCAAGAGTTAATTACAAAATATCGTGGCAAGATTGAACAGTCACGCCGTTGGAGGCGTGAGGAACGATACGACGACCTTTGGGCACGAATGGTTGACATGTACCGTGGTCGTCACTACAAAACACAAATGCCAGAAGACCGTTTGCTTATCAACATGGCATTTGCAACGATTAACGTAATTGCACCAAGCGTTTCTGTTAACTACCCAAAGATTGTTGTTAATGCCAGAAGGTCAGACGATGCACCAAAAGCAATTATTACTGAAGAGATTGTAAACTATTGGTGGAGACACTTTGAGTGTCAGCGTGAATTCCGTCGTGCAGTAAAAGACATGTTGATTGTCGGTCACGGTTGGATGAAGACCGGTTATCGTTTTGTTGAAAAGCAAGAGAACTACGATAGTGCTGATGATTTGGCTACGCCAGAATCAATTACTGAATCTGAATTAATCATTACAGAAGACAGGCCATTCGTAGAAAGAATATCCTGCTTTGATATTTTTGTAGATGCTGATGCAACCTCGATGTCAGACATCAAATGGATTGCACAACGTATTCGTCGTCCGCTAAAGGATGTTAAGAAAGACAAGCGTTACAATGCAGCAGCACGACAGGAAGCATCTCCATCGCATTACTCCAAGTGGAGTGTTGACGATTGGCGTGGAAATCTGCGTCCACGACGAGGGGACAATCCAGATGATTCTTATGTAGAAATCTGGGAATACTACGACATTGACAGGGACACGATTTCCGTGTTCTGTGATGGTGGAGACAAGTTCCTTGTCTCTCCAACAAAGATACCTTTTGCATTCGGTCATCCATTTGTGATGCTTCGCAATTACGACATTCCAGACAACTTCTACCCAATGGGCGAACTTGAGGCAATTGAGCCACTGCAAATGGAACTCAACCAGACTCGTACCCAGATGATGAATCATCGCAAGCGATTCTCACGCAAGTGGTTGTACCGTGAATCCGCATTTGATGCAGATGGTCGTTCTGCCCTTGAGTCAGACGAAGACAACGTAATGGTTCCTGTAATCTCGGAAGACGGACTTGCAAACGCAATTGTTCCAATGCCGGCAGTTATTAGCCCACCAGAGTTCTATAACCAGTCAGACTTGATTTCACAAGACATTGACCGTGTATCTGGTGTTTCAGAATACATGCGTGGTGGATTGCCAGAGATTCGTCGTACGGCCACAGAGGCGGGAATTGTTCAGGATGCTGCCAATGCGAGAGCATCTGAGAAACTTGCAGTTATCGAGCGTTGTATCGCAGATTGTGGACGCAGACTTGTAATGCTGGCACAGCAGTACATGACAGGCGAACAGTCTGTACGCATTCTTGGTTCTGGCGAAAAGACAGCATGGCTAAACTTCGACCGTGATTACATTCAAGGTGAGTTTGACTTTGAGGTTGAAGGTGGTTCAACACAGCCAGTAAATGAATCATTCCGTCGTCAATCTGCCATGCAGATTATGGATGCAATGGCACCGTTTTTGCAGATAGGTATTGTAAACGTTGAAAAACTTGCACAGTATGTTTTGCAATATGGTTTTGGTGTAAAGCAACCATCAATGTTCTTGCAGTCTCCTCCACCCCCTCCAGGGGCTGAGGAAGCACAGGGTGGTCCAGGGGACATGGGCCCTGAAATGCCACCAGAAGAAATGATGCCAATGCCTCCGCAGGGAATGCCTGCAGGTATGCCGCCACAAGGTCTACCACCACAAGGTATGCCACCGCAAGGTGGAATGCCTCAACTGCCACCTGAGTTGTTAGCGCAACTTATGGCTGGTGGTGGTCAGGCTGGAATGCCACCGCAAGGTGGTGCTCCAGGATTGCCACCTGAACTTGCTGGTTTACCACCAGAAGTTTTGGCGCAATTGATGCAACAAATGCAAGGTGGTGGCCAGATGCCACCATCGATGTAACGATAAATCACTACTTATAGAGCAACCCTTGGAGGACTCAAGCAATGAGCAATACAATCAGCAATGAAGTCGTAACCGAATCAGCCCCTGAGTTAGAAAGCAACGGACAAGTTGAACAGGTTTCAGATGTAGTTGAAAACCTCACTGAAGAGCAAATTGAATTGCTTCCCGTTGATGAGTACGGAGACAAATACGTTTCCGTATCCGTTGGTGGAGAAGAAGTCAGAGTGCCACTCAAAGAGGCGCTTTCTGGATACCAGCGTCAGGCGGACTATACCCGCAAGACACAGGAACTCAGTGAGCAACGGCGACAAGTGCAATTTGGTGCTGCTTTACAGGAAGCCCTGCAAAGTAACCCAAAGGAAACCTTGGAACTGCTTGGAAAACATTACGGTATACAACAGACAATCTCTCCAGAAGAGGAACTGTTGATGGACCCGGTTGAAAAGCAATTCAAACAGTTGGAAGAACGAGTGCAGGCTTTTGAACAAGCGAGAGCCATGCAGGAGTTGGAGAATACTGTTTCCACGCTGCAGAGCCGATACGGTTCTGATTTTGATGCAGATGAAGTAGTAGCAAAGGCTTTGGCCACTGGTTCTACCGATTTGGAAGCGGTTTACAAACAAATGAAATTCGACAGCATCTACGAGGACGCACAGGCAATTCGTCAACTTCGAGCGAAGAAGACGCAAGAGACTGAGCAGGTTACGCAGGCTAAGCGAAGTGCATCTGTTGTGAATGCAGGAGCATCATCGTCAAGTGCCGATGTATCAGCAAAACCCATCACATCATTGCGAGATGCGTATGAAGCCGCAAAACGGCAGCATAACGCTTAACGCTTAAACCCAAGGAGAAAATATCATGGCCGCTAACGCCAACTTTGATGCGCTTCTGTCAACAACCCTTGCGAACTACCGTTCACAATTGACAGACAACGTATTTACCGCCCGCCCACTCACCTACACCTTGATGGACAAGGGTCGCATTCGTATGCTTAACGGCGGTACGAAGATTGTTGAACCACTCATCTACGGTCAGAACTCAACTGTTGCTTCGTACAGCGGTTATGATTCGCTGTCGTTGACCCCACAAGAGGGTATCTCGGCTGCTGAGTTCGATTGGAAGCAGTACGCTGCTTCTATCGCAATCAGCGGTATTGAAGAAGCCAAGAACAACGGTGAACAAGAAATCATCAATCTTTTGGAAGCAAAGATTATGCAGGCTGAAGAGTCCATGCGTGAATCTTTCAACCAGATGTTCTTCTCTGACGGAACTGGCAACAGTTCAAAAGACTGGAACGGCCTTGGAAACTTGGTTGAGTCCGGCAACACCGTTGGTGGAATTGACTCGAACACTTACACATGGTGGAAGTCAAAGGAAGAGAACACTGCAACTGCATTGACTCTTGCTCAGATGTCCACGATGTACAACAACGTTTCGGTTGGTAATGACCACCCAGACACCTTGTTGACAACCCAGACGTTGTTTGAGAAGTACGAAGCACTGCTTCAGCCAAACCTCCGTTACACGGACACCAAGACTGCAGATGCTGGATTCCAGAACCTGTTGTTCAAGGCTGCTCCTGTAATGTACGACGTACACTGCACCGCAGGCGTGTTCTACTTCCTCAACAGCAAGTACATCACCTTGGTTGGTCACTCAG